AAGATATGTCGCCTTTTGGATTTGTAGTTGATGGTTTGAATAATGAAGGGTCTTTTGTAGATAGTACTGGGGATAGATGGTTTACTGATGAATATGGTGATATGTCATATATGTGGGACTATATGTGATGGAAATAGATGAACAGTTTCAATATGGTCATTTATTTTTATATGATAGAAAGTGCAGATCCTGCGGAGAAGTAAAAAATCTAATTGAAGGTTTTTATAAAATTAGAAAAAGTAGAGGTCCTACAGCATCATCATATTCATATGAATGTAAAGAATGCACTATAAAAAGAGTCGTTTCAAATAGAATGATATCAAGAGTTCTTGATAAATGGGAATATCCTGACTGGTAAGTTGTTCATGCATTGTTTCCCCACTCAAAAATAACTTTTTAATAAATATTTTTAGGTTACTGAAATTCTCAAAGGAGACAGGTCAAAATGGCATTAGGATTAGTTTCTCCAGGAGTTCTGGTCAGAGAAGTTGACAGAACAGTAGGAGCTGTAGATGCTTCCTTTAGTATTGTTGGTGCTTTCGCAGGACCTTTTGCTCAAGGTCCAGTAGAGGACCCCATTCAAATTACATCGGAAAAAGAATTAATTGAAATATTTGGTTTACCAAGTTTAGAAGATAATCACTACGAATACTGGTATAGTGCATCAGATTTCTTAGGATATGGTGGAACCTTACAATTAGTAAGATGCGATGGAGATAATCTAAAGAGTGCAAATGCTGGTGTTTCTGTAGCATCAACGACTCTTAAGATCAAAAACTTTGACCAATATCAAGAAACTTATTCTAATTCAACTTCTTGGTTCTTGGCTGCAAAAGATCCAGGTTCTTGGGCAAATGACATCAAGGTTTGTATTATTGATGCTTTTGCTGATCAAAGATTGGGACTTGGTAACACAAACCCCGCAGGTCTAGGTGTTACTGTTGGATATGGTGTTACTGTTGCTGTATCTGGAGTAGTTGCTGGTTCGGGAACAACATCAGTTCTAGATGGTTATGTAAAGGCAATTGTAGTTGGAGTTAACACAGATTCTTCAAATACAGGTGCAGCAAATACTTCATATATTGATGTAAAAATAACGGGTCATGTTTCTGCTGCAGGTACATTTACTGCAGTTGATTATAAGGAAGGCGGTCAATATGTATTCTCTGCTAGTGACACAATTCACATCACCAGCGGAACAGATGCTTCACCAGTTTCTCTAGCATCAACGGCAATCACTACTGCAGTTGATTGGTATGATCAACAAACTCTTGGATTAACTAATTCAACGGTTTACTGGAAGAACATTGCCGATAAACCAACAACAAGTCAATATGCACTTGATAGATCTGCAAAGAATGACCAAGTACACATTGTTGTCGTTGACGACAAAGGTAAAATTACGGGAGTTTCTGGAGAGATTCTAGAAAAGAACTTGTTCCTTTCTAAGGCTAAAGATGGTAAGGAACTGAATGTTGCTTCTTACTATAAAGAGTATCTTGCCAATAATTCAAGATATCTATATGCAGGCAAATCTCTTGCAACAGTTGCTAACTCAATTCATGGAATTTATCCTGCTTCAACTGGATTTGAATCTGGTACATTCACTGAGGTTGGTCTTTCTGACGGTGATTGGGGACTAGAATCTCAAGGTGTTACTTTCAATGGTGTAGGTTCTGTAAATCTAAGCATCACTGGAGGAACTGATTATTCTACTGGAACAAATCAGGCAACTAACATCGGTGGATTTGAAGTTCAATTGGATGATATTATTCCATCATACACAATATTTGAGCAAGATGAATATGATATCGATTTCATCATTGGTGGACCTGGTTTAAGTGATAGAGCAACTTCTCAAGCAAAAGCTGTTAAACTTGTTGATATTGCAACTGGTAGAAAGGACTGTGTTGCCTGCATTTCTCCATACAGAGGTGAGGTTGTAAATAGAACTTCTATCTCAGATGCAAGAGATGGTGTTCTTGCATTCTTTGCTCCACTTCCTTCTTCTTCATATGCAGTATATGATAGTGGTTACAAATACACCTACGATAGATTCAATAACGAGTTTATTTACATTCCATTGAGTGCTGATATTGCAGGATTAATGGTTAGAACTGAATTAACCATTTATCCTTGGTATTCTCCCGCAGGTGTTCAAAGAGGAAATATTAACAATATTATTAAACTTGCATACAATCCTCCTCAATCACATAGAGATGCACTCTATAAGAATAGAGTTAATCCAGTTATTTCAAATCCTGGTGGTGGTTTTATTCTCTTTGGCGACAAGACTGGATTAGGATATAATTCTGCCTTTGATAGAATCAATGTTCGCCGCCTATTCTTAGTTGTTGAGAAAGCTATCAAAGCAGCAGCAAATACTCAACTATTTGAGTTCAACGATTCAATCACAAGGTCAACATTCGTAAACATTGTCGGTCCTTATTTGAGAGATGTTCAGGCTAAGAGAGGTATTACAGACTTCCTCTTAGTATGTGATGAATCAAATAATACTCCAGATGTTATTGATAGAAATGAGTTTATTGCTGACATTTACATCAAACCAGCAAGATCGATTAACTTCATTGGTCTAACATTTGTTGCTACTCGTACAGGCGTCTCTTTTGAAGAGATAGTTGGCACAGTTTGATATTTTTCCAATAAATAAAACTAACACGGAGATTTAAAAAATGGCAATCACAGCATTTCCAAGTACAGGAGCAGATTCCAGAACAATTACTGATTTTAGATCAAAACTAACTGGTGGTGGTGTTCGTCCAAATTTATTTGAAGTTCGTTTGGATTTTCCAACTGGTGTTGTTGATGGTGCTCTTACAAAGTCCAATGTTGTCGAGAATGGAATATTTTTCTGTAAATCAGCTGCTCTTCCTGCATCAAATATTGGCGTAGTTGATGTTCCTTTTAGAGGTAGATCTTTAAAAGTTGCTGGAGATAGAACATTCGACACATGGACTGTTACTATTATAAATGATGTTGAATATGATCTTAGAGCAACGATGGAAAGATGGGCAAACTTCCTCAGTGTTTCTGACTCTGGACAGGGAAGAATTAATCCTGCAGATTATATGGTAGATGCTCATATCTACCAATTAGGAAGACCTCTTCATGATGGTTCTTCCACAAGTGCTTCACTATCCAGTCAAAACATTCCACAAATCAGAGGATATAAAATGTGGGGTCTTTGGCCTTCTAATGTGGGTCAAATTGATGTTGCATATGATAACAATGACACAATTTCAGAATTTACTGTTGAATTCCAAGTTCAGTGGTGGGAATCTGATGGTAATGGTGGCGCTGCTGGTTCTATTAACTGATAAATAGTATCAGTAAAGTTAGATTTTAAGAAGTGGCAAGATTATTTGGTTTTTCTATTGATGATAATGACAAATTAAGTCCCTCTGCGGTTTCCCCCGTTCCTCCTTCAAATGAGGACGGGGTTGACCATTATTTGACATCTGGATTTTTTGGTTCTTATGTCGATATTGAGGGAGTTTATAGAACTGAGTTTGATTTAATTAAAAGATATAGGGAAATGGCACTTCATCCAGAAGTTGATAGTGCCATCGAAGATATTGTAAATGAAGCGATTGTATCAGATACAAATGATACTCCAATTCAAATTGATTTGGATAATTTGAATGCAAGTGATGGAATTAAAAAGAAAATAAGACAAGAATTTAAGCATATTTTAGATTTATTGGATTTTGATAAAAAATCTCATGAAATTTATAGAAATTGGTATGTTGATGGAAGATTGTTCTACCATAAGGTAATTGATCTCAAGAATCCAACAGAAGGAATTCAAGAACTTCGTTATATTGATGCAATGAAGATTCGTTATGTCAGACAAATGAAAAAAACTGACAATACTAATAGTAATGGTATTGCACTCAATACAAACAGATTCAATACTGCAGAGTATGAATTTCCCGAAATTGAAGAATATTTTTCATATAATCCCAAACTAGCATTTCCTACAGGAACTGGTGGATTATCTTCCGGTTCAAGTAAAGGAATTAAAATCGCAAAAGATTCGATTGCATATTGCACATCTGGATTAGTTGATAGAAATAAGGGAACAACTCTTTCATATCTACATAAAGCAATTAAGGCACTCAATCAACTAAGAATGATTGAGGACTCTTTAGTTATTTACAGATTATCAAGAGCTCCAGAAAGAAGGATTTTCTATATTGATGTCGGCAATCTTCCTAAGGTAAAAGCAGAGCAATATCTACGTGATGTTATGATGCGCTATCGTAATAAACTCGTTTATGATGCATCAACTGGGGAAATTCGTGATGATAAGAAATTCATGAGTATGCTTGAGGATTTCTGGCTACCTCGTCGTGAAGGTGGTAGAGGAACAGAGATCACCACACTCCCTGGAGGACAAAACCTAGGAGAAATTAATGATATTGAATACTTTAAGAAAAAACTATATCGTTCACTTAATGTTCCACCATCGAGAATGGATGGTGAAGGTGGATTTAATCTAGGCCGTTCTTCTGAAATTTTAAGAGACGAACTTAAGTTTACAAAATTTGTTGGTCGTTTGAGGAAAAGATTCTCAAACATGTTTAGTGATATGCTAAAAACCCAATTAATTCTTAAGAATATTATTACTCCTGAAGATTGGGAGAAAATGAGTGAGCATATCCAATACGACTTCTTATATGATAATCATTTCTCAGAACTAAAAGATGCGGAGTTGATGAATGAAAGATTGGGAATGGTTGCAACTGCCGAACCTTATGTTGGTAAATATTTTTCACAAGATTATGTAAGGAGAAATATTCTGAGACAAACAGATCAAGAAATTCTGGAACAGGATATTTTAATTAAGAAAGAAATAGAATCTGGAGTAATACCAGATCCAAATCAACCTATAGATCCACAGACAGGAGAACCTTTAGCTCAACCACTACAGCAAGATCTTGGTGCTCCAATAATTGAACCAGATTTGGAATCAGGTACAGATGCTGGAATAGTTGCATCACCAGAAATTCCTATGGAACCAGTAAAGATGCCCAGAGGTGGAGTAATATAAATAAGACCAGTTAGATTAATAAAATCATCATGGAAGAACTATTAGATATGATTGTTGCTGATGAATCTCCTTCTCAAATTAGTGACAAAATAAAAGATTTACTTTTTTCAAAGTCTGCAGAAAATATTGAAACTCTAAAACCATCTGTTTCTGCAGATGTTTTTGGATTTAATT